CTTGCTTTCTAGGCAGAATCTGGGAACGGTACGGGCTGTCCTCGTAGAACGGGTCAAAGGTTCTATCGTCATTGTGCAGGGTAACTGATGCGTTGCCTGCGGTGAAGCGGTCTAGCTCCCGTGACTTACCTCTAGAAATAGAAGCACTAGCGACATAGTTAGTAACATCAACCAGAACATCGCCACCCAAAACGTAACTGCTATCAAGAACGCCACGAACTGGATCATCAAGCGCAAAGAACGAACCACCTGATGCTGTGAGGTCAAACGCAATGTAGACCTTAGTTTCTGGATTAGACATTTATGCGCTCGCAAATACCGGGCCACTGGTGCGCTCATATCTCTTAATGGCATCCACAATGTCACGACCAATAGAAGCACCGTCTGCGCCCATACCTGCATTCACGTTAATTGTGATCTGGCTTCCTAGCCCACCTGCGTTGCGACCCGACAAAGGCACAACGGCTTCTGGCCCGGCTTCACCGATAAGTGCAAGCGTTGGCCCGGTGACAATGCCACCCTTAGCAAAGGCAGGAACTTCAACACCAAGAGATGCAGCCAAGTCCATAATTGACTGGCGTTCACCCTTAGAAATCTTTGTGCCACTCTTTGATTTCTTACCTCTGGCTTTAGCGATAGCAGAATTAACTTGATCTATCGCGCCCTGATTTACAACAGTTCCCTCAGCTGTAACAGAGAAACCAGCAGCAGCTATGGCAGCCCTAACGCCATCTACGAGGGCTTGACCTGCTGTAATGCCGGCTTGATAGAACTGGGATGCGCTTGCTTCGCCAACTTGTTCAGCTACTGATTCAAAAGATGCTGTGAGAGTGTTCACCTTATCTACAACAGTTGCGCCACCAGCAATAACTTCATCTGCAATCTTCGAGCCTGCTTCTGCGCCAGCCGAAAGAACCTGAGTGATCGCGCCGGGTGATAGTCCCATACTGATAAGTGTTTGAACCTTGCCAGCAAACTGTGATGCAAGATCTGCTTGATCTTGAAGTACCTGAACAAAAGACTTTTTCTTAGTAATCGAATCTGTCGCTGCGCTTTGTGCAGCTTGTAAGTTTTCAAGCGCGGTCTGTTGCGCTTCGATATTGTCAGTCTTTAGAGCTTTGTCATAGTCAGACTGTGCTTTAGCTAAGTCCTCTTGTGCTTCTCTAGCCTTAGCAATACTTTCGCTTGACTTATCTTGTGCTTCACCAAAGCTAAGAATTCCAGTAATTGCTTCCTTAACGCTTGTCTTAAAGTTTTGGAATTTATCATTAGCAATGTTTAGAACATCATTAGCAATTTTCAATTCATCTGCAAAAGTAGCCATTCTTTCTTTTGCAAACTTTGCAGCATCACCAATTCCTGCAACTGCCTTAGATGCAGCTTTGCCTGACTTGCCGACTTTATCAACAGTTGGAATTACTACGTCTTTGAATACTTTAGCTTGTGCCAAGACTCCATCAGGTGCAACTTCAATCTTAGGTAACGCATCTACGTTCTGGCTGTATTTCTTAATGACTGCATTAGTTGCGACCATTGCCACGCCGATAGCGGCAACCGCAGCGGCAGCACCGACAGCACCAGCGATTACAGAAGTACCGCCAGAACCAAAAGCCATAGCAGTAGCAGCAAGAATTGCAGCAGCTTGCAGTGCTTGATAGACCTTTACGATTCCCTGAACAATTTTAATAATCGCAGTACCAGCAGCAATGACTTTGGCGATAGCAAAGATACCAACAATGACCGCACCAAAAGCCATGATCTGACCCTTGTAGTTGATAATCGTTTGAATGATAGCCCTGATGTTATTGCCCCACTTAAAGGCTGCTTGCTCAGACTGACTCAAAGAACTAGAGATACTTGTGTTTCCTACAAGTGCGTTAATAAAAACTTCGATAGACGGCATTACATCTTTAAGAACTTTGTCTGCAAAGTTTGTAAGCACAGGGATAAGCGCAGAGCCAAGAGTTTCTTTAACTTCACTCATGCGCTGACCAAGAATTGCTAGTTTGCCCTCATAGGTATTTGCAGCAACGGCAGCTTGACCGCCAAATAATTTGTTTAAGTATTCCTGAACTTGCCCAAAGTCTTTAGATTTTTTAATAGTTTCAGGAATGATAATACCCAAACGCTGTAAGCCTGTGAACTGCCCACCTTGCGCTCTTGCTAAAGCTAATGAAATGGCTTCTAGGTCGCGCCCCGAACCTGCGCTTATGTCTAAGCCAAGTTTTAATAAGTTTTGTGCTTTGGTTACATCACCAGTTGCGCGTGTTAAATTTTCTAATGCTGGTCTTAACTGTGTATCAGATACGCCAGTTGCAAACTGTTGCTCGGTAACAAATTTTTCTGTTGCTGCAATAGCTTCATCTGTTGCCCCTGTGACGTTTCTTAAAGTCTGAGCTAATTTAAGTTGTGCCTTTTGATCTTCACCTGCTGCTTGTGCAGCTGATCTCAAACCAGCAACTAGACCTACAACAGAAACGCCAGCAAGCGCATTACGCATGATGTTAGAGCTACGGGTTATGTCTTTACCCATTGCGCCAGCACTGCGCTGAATGTTTTGGAATGACTTGGTTAGGGCAGTTGTATTGCCTACAAATTTAACTTCGTAAGACTTGCTTGTCTGTGCCACCAAGACTCCTAAGTGGCAGAAGCACCTGCCATTAACTCTAGAAACTCACGGCGTATATCTGACCGTATTTCCTTTTGACTCATTCCATTGTACCTAGATAAGTCAATGTCCTTAAATTCTATTTCACATTTGGTGCATACCTGAGTGAGTGTGCATCTACATTCCCAGCGATCTGTTGCCCGTTGAGGTTCACGCTTAGTAAGTGACACAGGCGGTCTATCTGAGTACCTATGCTCAGGAGCTTGCATGATCTCGCCGTATCCGCGCAATGTTTCAAACTCAGCCCCCGGTGCGTGTTGAGGTGCAAAGAAAATACGCGCAGGGTCGCAAGTCTGCGGATCGCCAACAATGTCTAGGAACTCGTGCATCTGCTTCCATACTGAGTACCACTCGTGGCTAGGCACAGGATCGCAGAAAGGAATAACTATGTGCCAGTGCTGTTCGTCAAGACTGTGACTATGCGTGGTGTAAATGATGTATTCATAGCCATCTAGTTTCTTTAGCGTTTCATCTAATGCTTCGCCGTCTAGATCAGCTACGAATGCATTGACGGCAATTACGTTCTTGTTACCGCGAAAGCCATTCTCAACGTAAGTCACAGGGCTGTAAAGATGCCCTTTGTATTTGTCCTCACGTTCAGCGTGATGTGAGAGCAGGCTTACAAAGCTAGCCCAATCATCTGCGTATGGCTTAGGTCTATTGTCTTTGACTGACCACCATTTAACTGCGTACATAGGTCAGACCATAGCACTTGTTATACGCTCTGTCTAGCCCATTCTTTTAAGATTTAGCGTGATTCTGTCTAGTGCTTTAACGTATTCCCTGTTAATGGTAGGTGACATGGCTTCAATAGTAGGCCAGAAGTAATAGCCCCTATTGCCCCCACCTAGCCTTGGGGAACGATTAGGGAACTGCTTTAGCTTGTCAGAACCGAACTCTGAGCCAAAGAATACGTCACCCCTAGTAACCTTTGTTTTGCGCTTGCGATTAGGGCGCGACTTAGAAACAAAGTTAGATGAGCCACTTAACTTAATAACAGGCACACGGTCAGGTCTAGCCCTAAAACCTTTTGCAGCTTCCATTGCTTGTCTAGGGTTAGGCGAGTAACTAGCGTGAGATTGAACCTCAGTTACAACCTTGCCGATTAACTGCACAGAAGCTGCGCGAATCTCTTTGTTAAACATTGGGTCAGCTTTAGCCCAGCGATTTAAGGCAGGATACAAACCCTCAACCGTAATAGTTAAAGATGCTGTACCAGCGCGACCACTGAGGACTTTACTAATAGCCATTAGTTCCCCTGACTGTTCCGCCAGCGCAGATACATTCCCATAGTAAAAAGCATACGCTCAGATTCTTCCATTAAAACTGACGGAGCAATGCCAGTTTCAACGGATAGATAAGCCAGATACCAGTGTTGGGATGAGTCACCCAACCCAGTTATTTTGGGCTTTCTTCACTCGCTTCAATAGTGTCTACTTCATCGCACCAGTCCTCGAACGTAAGTTCGGTCTTACCCTTACGTTCTAGATAGTGCCACGCAAGCCACAACAAGTCGGTAATGCGAAAGTCTGTTTCTAGTGTTGCAACACTTTTAGTAAACTTGTCCTCGAATGCAACAAGGTCACGAGCAGTGGCAGAAACTTCCTCTACCGTCTTATCTTCAAAAGTTACGCGCAGGTTGATCTTCATAGTTAAACCGTACCGCGCTGAATGGTTCCTGAGGTAGGCCATGTCACGCTGAGCGTGGCGATATCTCCGACAGAGCTAGCAAATGGTGAGTAGCTGTTTACTAAGCAAGTTGCTGTGTAGCTTGGGTTAGTTGAATTAACTGAACCTGATGTTGGAACGATTACAACAGTAGCTAAAGTGTTTAGCAATGGAAATAGGGTTGCATCTACTTGGGATGTACCGAAGTCCTGCATGAACTGCAAGGTGATTGAGCCGGACTTTAGACCACCAACACGGGTGCGAAAATCGCCACCAAATGCAGTTGTTTCTAGATCGTCTGATTCAATAGCGAGTTCAACGCTGTTTAGGTTTGTAGAAAAGTTTGTGCCGTTGATTGTTACCTTGTAATCGGTGGCTGCGAATTTCGCCATTGTGTGTTGCTCCCTTAGTCTGCGTAGCAGAGAACTAGGAACTCTGCTGCTAAATAGTTTACTTCACCGACTGAGATCGTGGCATACGCTCTCATATCGGTAACTCTTAAATCATACACTTTCCCACCGAGTGTCTTATCTCGCTCAATAGCCAACTTGATGCTGGATGCCCCAGTGCTGGA